CACCAATATCAATCTCTATTATATGTACATCTTTGCTATATTCGTGTCTATTTACGATTGTTGAGCGAACGAGACACTCTACAAATTGTCTTGGTGTGTTTATTTCATCAATGTATACCTTATCCATCTTCAACTTGACACATGTAATTTCATGTGGTTTCTTACCCAAAAATGGAGTAATGGGATAGACTTCCTGTGTACCACCATCCACATAGGTTTTACCTTCATATTTACCACACGAAAAGATAAGAGGTACAGCCATACTCATACACACAGCATCTATGACTTTCATTTTGGGATGGGTATCCCTAGAGAAGTATTCTGTCGCTGACGTGTTTAAGCAGTAGGCAGACACGTATATTTTCATATCCAACTCCTCAAACGTAGGATCACGTCCACATATTTCAACCATCTTTTCACGTATGGGTTCCAAATCAACAAAACCAAATTTGTTAAAAAAGGAACCTATACGTATTTTAACAAATTCAGGGATATTCAGAGACAAAGATATATTCAGTATTTCATCAACGGACATCCCTAAAGCTAAAAATAAAGCTAAAATTGAACCTGCGGATGACCCCGATATTTCTTTAACATCCACGAGTGTGGATTCCATTGCTTTTAGAGTCCCGATCATTGCGTATATACCCATAGACGCGGGACCCAAAACAAGGTATTTCATCCTCCTACTTAATAGAATTGAGGAAATTGCTTGCGTAAAAGCGCAAAGACCACCGCGAACACAACCGCGTGTGTCACAGCGGCGGAGATGCTGGTCTGTCCAGATTTGAGAACACCACCCGAACCTGGGGGGAGAGTCAAGAGGAGACCAGGGCTGAGCGCCAGGAAGAGAACTGTAGTCACTATAAGGTCGGTCTTGGTGAGGACGATACCCATCGCGCGCGCGATGAGGCTGTACACTAGGAAGAACACGAGGGCGTGGAAGAAAATCGCCATTTGGTTGGTCTTTCCGTTGCGGAAAGCGAGCTTCTTACCGTCAGTGGTCAGAAGAACACCTGGACTGAGTGCGAGAAAAAGGGCGGCTGGTATAGCAACTTTGTTGGAGGTGATATCGGGGAGCATTTAATATATACACATATAATTTTCAACATAGTCAACGAAGTGGTAAAATGTGGCACCTCGCATCATCTCTTCATGATGTCTGTTCTGGTTTACAACTCTCCTGGTGTTTCTCCAAATGTGTGCAAGTCTATCTTCATACCATTCAGTTTGCTCTTGGTATTCCCAAGCAACGCGATCGTGACAGGGGTCGTGCTCCATGTAACAAAACTCAACAAAATCACAAAACTTTCCTGTGTGTTCAATATGTGCATCATTTAGGAGCGTATTCATCATACCCCACATGTACCATAACTCATCTGAATATTGAACTTCCCAGTCTTCAACATTAAGAGGAGTGTCATCTATGAAATCTTCGTCATCACTGGCCTGAGAAGTCTCAAAACCAGCGGTGGCTTCGTATACGTATTGGCTCCAAACCATGATTATTACTTATCTTCTTTCTCGGGTTTCTCTTTTATACCGGTTAACGAGAGAGAGGTGGACTCCTTCACTTTAAGACCATCCTTAATCGCATTTAGAGCACCTTCAACCTTAGCTTCATCACCACCGAAAAACTTCAAAAGTCCATCCCTGATAGCATCCTTATTCATCCCAGACTTACGTACCGACTTGCGGATACTAATTTTACCCTTCCTGAGGTTAATGGTATCAATACCCTGAGAAATCATGTGCTTCTTCACAGACTCTTTGAGTCGCTTCTCTTCCTGGTTGAGGATTTTGATATCAGATTTTGCTTCAGAAAGTTGTTTTGAGAGGTCTACAAGCTTGGAGACGCTATCAGCAAGTTCATTTGGTACTGACATGGTTTATTATATAAGACTAACAGTTATTCTTTAAGTGAAAATCAGCACAACGAACGGTGCATGCCATCGGGAACAATGGTAGAGTTATTCCACACGAAGGGGTCCTTGGGGTTGGGGGGATCGGAGCGGATCTGCTGGTTGGCGTTGCGGAGGGCACCACCGATTGTCTCTGGGAAACCGATCTGCTGACGGGGCTCGAGGAAGTTCTGACCAGCGAGGATGTCTTCTGGGGCAAACTCACCAAAGTCCTCAGCGGATGCAACCTCACGGGGGAGGAGGGAGGACGCTAGTCCAACACCCTTATCCATACCACAACCATTAGCAGCCGCGCGACCGGAAGCGGTAGGACCGGAAGAGGGGGCAATCTGGATCGCAGCGTACTCGCGCTCCTTAATAGAATACTCAGACTTGTTGTTCATAGTGAAGAGCAAATAGACCAACACGGCGACAGCGGCCACCATCAAGAGGTTTTGGGTACGTCCCTTCTTCATCATGTTTTATATTAGGTTAACAATTTTTTTATTGCTCGTCATCAACGAAAGCAAATCCTTCTGGATAAGTATCAATAATCGGGTCTGGGTGGACCTTGACCTGGACAACATTCCATGAAGAACCGAAAGATTTCTTGGCAAACCAGAGACCGGCAAATTCTAGGATGACATCACAAGTCTTACCGACCTGAACAGTTTCAAAGTCAACCTCTTCCTGCTCAGAATTGAAAACCCTGGTAACCTCAATACGCTCGCCTGTAACCTGACCATCGGCGATACTGGAAGTGTAAGCCCCCTCAACGACCTTGTCGGAGAGCTTCTTACCGAACCAAGTCTCAGCGTTTTCAACCGCGGCACCGAGATTCCCAGTGTCAATCACTTGAATCTTAGAAACATTCGCGTCAGAACCAAGGTCCATGACAATGTCTCCTGAGATATCCGCCATCTTCACCCCGTTCAATTGAACGAGGCACTTGCGCTTAGAATCGTTGAGAGCCTTCACGAAGTAGAGTCCGTCATCACCTTTAGCTGGGGCGTTGTAAAGCATTTTATATGTAGTTTAGGTCTCATTTCTTTAAACCAACAAATGGTATAGCCGCTGACTTATTTATGATGTTCTTGGGAACCCATATATTTCTCCTGGGATTATATCCATAGAGTGTATTTGTGAAGTTGATGTTCTTGGGTAGTTTCTTTGCGTTTTCAGGTCTCAAGTTGACTTCGTTTTTCACATAGGAATTGTTCTTGACATTCTTCCACTTGAGATTTTTGAGGTTTAATCGCTTATTCCCTGAAGAGTTTTTGTACCCATTCACGTTGGTATTCTTCGTGACAGTTTTAAGACCGTGTACAATTTGCTTAGATAACTTGTCTTCTGAGGGTTTGGTCGTAAAGTTTTTGTATTTGAATGGATCCACCCGCGCAGCCTGTGTCACAGAAACACGCGCGTTCTTCTTAGTGGCTGGGGCACCTTTCTTGATGATGAGGGGTTTTATACGCTTGAAGAGGTCGTCAATAGAGTTTGTAGCTGACACCTTCTTATCCAGGAGTTGCGCAAGTTTTATGAGACGCTGTCTATCCTTCTCCTGCTTCTCTGGACGAAGCTTAAGTTTACTCATTAAGTAGATGTCTTCAATCAAAAACTCTCGACTGGCCACGTACACTTTGTTATTTCTGACTAACTTACCCGTATTTTGGTTCTTGTAGGTTATACCCTTACGTCTAGTGAGGACAACTTCATAGCCAAACTCTTTGGGTCTCATGAAAGGGATATCAAGGATACCCCCAAGGACCACACTCTCAATTTTACCCGATTTGGGAGAATAGAACCGCGTGTTCAAATCGAGTGCGAATAATTCCACATCAATGAAAACATCCCCCTTTTTGGGATCATTCCCAGAACCAGACTTCTTCTTCTTAATGAGAGTATATCTACGTGTCACAGATGGGCCAGAAGGTGGCACACTCAGACCTAAGAACTTGAAGAGTTTGGGGTTTTTAGTCTTCAACAGAGTGAGTCGCTTCCTCACACGGGTGTTCAACTTTTTTGCAATTTCACCCATCTTGTCCCAAAGAATCAATTTGGTTGCTTGAAGTTTTCCAAAAAACTTTGGGTTCACTGGCATCCGTGGTACAAACTTCGCGTCAATATCTGTGGTGATGATGCGATTGTTATAGTCCATGTATAGATTGAAGGCTTCACCACCACTCACGATGAGGTCACCTGTATTTTTCATGTACTCAGAAATTTCACCGATAGTTTCCAAGATGATATCTCTCAAAGAGTTTGTAATCAAGAGGTACACAACCTTCTCAAAATCCTTCTTACTGTAGACACTTTGAACACGACTCCTGAATTTTCCAAGGTCCCTCTGTTCATTCCTATCGTAATACTTTTTCAACTTGGCATCCTTGAACAATAAATTCTCATCCAAGAATTTTTTGATCGCTGTTTCTGAATAAATTTCAGTGTCCATTATTATATTCTTACATAATAATATGGTCTGTAGTATAATAGATGAATGCCGATGTTTCGCTTATGACGATGTCGCCGACCCAAAGAAGTCCCAATTCTGTGGAGTGAGACGGGGACCCCATGTGGTTGAGTGTCCAGAGAATGACTGTTGTGCTGGTGGATGCCCTGGTCAGGTACCTAATTTGACACCGAGGGAACCTTTTAGAGTCATAGAACGCCCCTCGTCTTTCAGAACGCCTGATTTTAACCCCAAACTCTACATACTCATAATGCTCGTCGTATTTTCACTCCTGTTTCTTACGTATCTTACTTAAAGATTAACGGGCTACTATAGATATAATGTCTCTTGAAACCATTCAATCCGAAATTGCCGCCCTCCGCGCTGATGTTAAGTCTCTCACCAAGATCGTCCGTAAGGTGAAGAACACCCAAGAGGATCCTGACGGTGAGAAGGCGAAGGCTCGCGCCGCCAATAACGGCTTCAACCGTAAGCAGGAAATTACACCTAAGTTGCGCGAGTTTCTCAGTCTTCCCGAAGGTGAGCTGATCTCTCGCTCGGAGGTGACCAAGTTCATCAACAAGTACATCACCGAGAAGGGTCTCAAGCACCCAGACAACGGTCGTCAACTCATCCTTGACGACAAGCTGAAGGATCTCCTCCAGCCTCCTGCGGACGTTATTGTGACTTACCTTAACTTGCAGAAGTACCTCTCCCCCCACTACGTGAAGAAGGAACCTGTAAAGGCTTAAAAATATAACACAATAACTTAATAAAACCCAATATGTTTGTTACAAAAGAACAAGTTGAAGAACTTATTGGTACAAAAATCAAAGATCTGAATTTGTACCAAAAAGCATTTACCCATAAATCATCTATGAAAGAATATGAGCAACTCACAGAATCATTTGAGACCCTAGAGTTTATGGGTGATTCTGTGTTGGGTTTCATCATCACCAAGTTTCTCTTCGATCGCCACGAGGAGAAACAGGAAGGATTCCTTACTAAAGCCCGTACAAAACTCGTTCGTTCGGAGACCCTCGCAGATATAGGTCTAAAGTTGGGTCTCAATGATTTAGTTATCATGGATGAGAAGGGTTTAAGAAATGGATGGAACAATAACCCCAAGATTATAGAGGATGTTTTTGAAGCCCTCGTGGGTGCCATCTACATGGATTTGGGTCTCCTTCACGCGAAACAATTCATTCTCAGAATCTACCAAGATCCAAAATATATAGATCTCAATTCCATCATGATTGATGACAATTTCAAGGATAAATTAATGCGTCACTGTCAAGTAAACGGATGGGAACTCCCCGAGTATCGCGTAGTTGCTCACGAAGATGGAGTTTTCTTCATTGATGCATACGTCAATAATCAATGTGCAGCGCGAGGGTACGCTAAGAGTAAGAAGCAAGCCGAACAGAATGCAGCCATGATCTATTTTCATGTACTTAAAAATAACAACCGAAAATGATCTAAGATGATGCATCCGAACGTCAAGAGGTTGTTGGATTTGGAGTTCGATGAACAGAGAAGTGAGGCTTGGTTAAAATTGCGTGGGAACATGTTAACCGCCAGTGACTGCGCGGCATCTATATCCGCAAATAAGTACCAAACGCCTGATGATCTTCTCCGTAAAAAGCTTGGATTGGGCGAACCTTTTCGAGGCAATGAGGCGACCGCGTGGGGCACCAAGATGGAACCAGTCGCGTGTGAAATGTTTGAAGAGAGGTACGGGGAAAAGGTACATGAGCTCGGTCTAATCCCAC